AACCCGCCACCAAAAAATCCTTTAGTTCCTAAAATCCTGCCTTGCCCTAGACCTGACGATTTACCTGTAGGAGCAATAGGAAAGTACGGAACAAAAATAATTCGGGGGTATGAACGAGATGGAAATCAATGCAAAGTCCTATACGAGGAAAGAAGTGTATTGGAAGTTGTTAACACTTACACTCCTCCACCAACGACACTACTTAATACAAGTGCGATAGCTGTTACTTCAGTTATCGGTGTCACTGTATTGGGTCAACCAATAGCAAAGATGCTCCAGAAGCAAATGAAGGGGCAAGTTAAGAAGATCTCTAAAAAGATTACAAAGAAACTCCTTGCTATTCGGGGGAAGAAACCGAAGGTGTTGTCACTTCGTGAACGCCAAGCGGAGCAGAGGGGTCTGAAGAAATAGAATGAATATGATCTATTGGCTTTTCCTTAAAAGGTCTGGTCAAAATATCTGAACAGATATTATATGCAGAGCTAGTAGGAGCAAAATTTATTCCTTGAAGCTTAAATTTAGAGCACTCACGAAGCCTCGCAATTTCAAAATCAAGCCTCTTGTTAGCCAAGACTTGCTGTTGTATTTTCTCTTGGGTTGTAGCGGCAGATAAACAACGAGTCGTGAATCTTTTATCCAACGGCACTGAAAGGGTCGCTGAGATCCCTCCTGTGATGCTTGTAGAGTCCTTCTGACCTGTTCTTACATCTTTAAAATATAAAACACTGCCTGGGTTATCAATAATTCCATCATCGTTTACATCACTTGTATCGTAAACAGGATCTTGATAATAACTTTCATAAGGTCGCTTAAGCGATATAGCACCTGTAAGGAAAGGAGTAATGCTTAGCGTAGTCCCTTGGCATTGTATTCCGTTACCGTACGTGTTGGTATGGAATGGTCCTTGTAGGACTTGTACTCCTTGGTTGATAACGCTTCCACTAGATGAAGCATTGGGAGCAGCGGTAGCACTAACGCCACCGACATCACCAGAGTAAGCAGGCAAACTGTAGTTAAACGTGAGTAATCCATAAGCTATTGTTGAAAAATACTTGTTGTATCGGTGATACTTGTTTGATCGGTTGTACGTTGAATGATTGTTTGCTGGCTGACCCCAGGAGCAGCATATGTTTCGGTAAATTGAAACGCTGCTCCATCTGTTTGTAGCTGCCAGTCGGGTTTGTTGGAATGATCTAAGCCAACCCATGTGTAAGTAATACCATCAGTAGTTTGAGAAGGGGATGTAACAGTTGTAGGAGACACAGATGAACCAGAATGTTTCATATTTGTCCCAGTAACCGTGTATTGCCAGCCTGTATTTATGTCAATCGAGTTGATTGTCTCCGTAATTTTTGTACTCGTTTCCGTGTGTGACGTGACAGATCCCTGTGTAAACTGAGGGACCACTGGTACAGCCTGAACAGCAGGGCTAAACAGCAGTACGAAATATAGAAAGGTACGCACAATATTAATTTCACCTTACAGTAAGTTCGCTGGTTACTTGTCCTACAGCCGTAGTATTTGCACCACCTGCTACAACCGTAACCACGCCAGAGCTGACTACAGTACCAGCCAAATTACCAGCAACACCACCTGAGATCGTAGTGGTGTTACCAAAAGCAGGCATATCAGCAACCACACCACTGGTTACATCAACACCAGAGCCTATTGCTGGTATGGCGTCCCCTTGTTGCCAGCTTTCCGTTAGCGAAAATGCTGATCCTACTGTGTTCATCTCGTACGTTCCAACATCAAGCGTAGCTGCGGCTGTAGCTGATCCAGCCGTAAGCTTGCCTATATGCTCTCCAGTGCTGACCTTTATATTGGACCCCGACACTGCGTAAGTTGACGGAATCCTAGTTGCGTTTGTACTACTAGCTCCAACTGTTAGAGAAGTAGAACTAGAAAGCTTGGATATGATCTCTGCTTGGCAAGGAGAAGCCAGCAGAAGGAGGATCAATAACTTTTTCATGTCAATTTACCGTCAGGGCCAATGGGTCGCTGAGTGATCGGATCAACCTTCTCAGTCTTAATTACCTCGGCTCCGTTAATTGTAAGAGGAGTTTGCACTCTAATGATTTGTTCAGTCTGTGCTGTATTGCTTTTAGCAATCATGGCTTCCATGTCTTCCTTGCTAACACCGTTACTCTTCTTATCCTTTGTAGTCGCCAAACCAAATGTACTTAATGCACCAGTGAATACACTTGCTATAAAGGTTGGATCGAAGTTCTGTTTCTGAAACCCTGGTAGATCAACGTACGCCAAGGTGAGTATAAAACCACTCCATACAACAATACCAAGGCGTACAGCTACACCAATTAGTGCAACTTGTTCCTCTTTATCTGGAGTAATCTCTTGTAATTTTCCTAGTAATCCTTTTTTCTTTTCTTCTTTTGTTTGCTCAGGTGTTTTCTTTTCTTCCATGAAATTCAGTGGTAGGCCGTCCTACACTAGACACAATTCCTCATTTTGAACAGTGCCAGAGATTACAGCAGCAATCATTGGTGCAACAGCCAGTGTTGTTATCATGTCCCTTAGCAACATCAGCAACCGCAGAGATCGAGACACTAGAGAATTATTTAACCGTATTAATCAATTAGAAAAATTAGTAGCTAGTCATCATCCACCAGATCGTAATCGTAAATGGAGAGCTTAAAGAGGATTCTGTGGGAACACTTGAAAATCGCTCACAGGAAAATCCAAGTGCTCCCACACATGAGAATTAGAAGCGACATCTAAAGCATGGTCAGGAGTTTCAGCTACAACAACCGTCTGGAATCCATGATCAGTAACAGAACCATACCCAACAAAAGCAGAAGGGATACGCACCACCCATCCTCTAGGTCTGTATTTAGTGATTTCCGTGAGTTTTGATCCATCCTGTTTTTGCTTCTTGTCTTTGGATTTTTTCGATTGGGACACCAAGAATTTGTGCATCGAGAATGCCCTCAATATCACCCTTATACGCTGCCAATTCCAGTTCCCAGAGTTCTTGTTCACGTTCCTTAATAGCTCTATCTTCATCTATAGCAAGAGACTCGTTCCAATATTGAACTGCACCAGCTAAAGAGTCTAATCTGTCATCATGTTGTAAAGATTGTTTATCGACAGTGAGATGAGTTAATTGATGAAACAACTGGTATGCCAAAGCTGTCTCTACGGAATCATCATCTCTAGCTTTGGAATCATCTTCAATTACCGAGCGATTAAAGATCAATCGATGTTGATTCATCACTGGTTCAAGAGCATTAATAATTCTTCTCTCCTTCTGGACGTTGCTCCTGGTCGCTTCAATCGTGCAGGGGTAAACCTCTCTGAGGTAAGGCTGTAATAGATTTTCCATCATGCCTTGACCAAACTGATCTTCTAAGAGAATCAGTTTTACTTTTCTACGTTTAGCTGCTTCTGCAATTCCTCTTAAGACAGGCTCGGTATAACCTTCACGGAAGGAACCCACTTCCAATACAAATAAATTTCCATTGAGATGAGCGACAATAGAATAAGCAGTTTCATCTAAACCCTTACCTGAAGGATCTATAAACATTACACAACCTTGGAACTCAATCCACTGTCCATGTATAAACGCTGGCCTGTGATAATAATCTCCACTAAACCCAACAGCAGGCAGGTCAGTAATCCGATACTCAGCACCAGAAGACCACACCACTTTCTCAGGTGCGTCTTGGTCAACTTCTAAAACTACTAAGTCAGATAATCTAAGAGGGAAACGATTTAGATCACTGAGTGTCGTATCTAGTTGAAACTGAAGAGTGAATTGTGACTTACCGTAACTAGCTTCTCTTTCAATTAGATCTAGTTCATTAAAGCGATCAGGGTCAGTTGGTTTATTAACAAGTTCGACACAATTCTCTAGTATCATTGGTGCTAGAGATGCACCGTATTTTTGTGGTTTCTTTGGATACCTTGAAGGCCAAACACGACATTCATATCCTTTTGTTTGCAATTTGTTGTATATACTTTCTTCCGTCTGAGGCGTACCCAGGAACATAATTTCTCCACCTGGTTTCAAGATCGCATTAAATTCTCCGACAGATACAATTAATTTCTCTCTCATTCCTACAGTCCACGCTGTATTAGGAACCTCACAGTCATCTGCAAGTATTAAATCTGCTCTACTACCAGTAAGCTGTCCAAAAATACCGACAGATTTTACTGATGGGGATTGATCTGGTGTCGCTGGTCTTACATCAAATCTATTACTCGCACTTCTTTGCTCATCCCTATCTGGTTCTAAGCACTTCAATATATCCATCTCTCTAATCAACCTGAGACAGAACTGTGCAAAGTCATCTGCTCGCATCTTGCTTGCAGATACAACCATGATCTTCTTCTGTGGATCATTCCTTAACAGCCACAGCACATAAGCTGCTGCCATCCAACTCTTTCCTACTCCACGAAAAGCCTCAATAATTCTTCTCTTTGGCCCATCCTGCATATATTCAGCTATATCTAACTGAACAGGAGTCGGATTAGGAAGTTGAAGGTGCTTCCATACGACAACTAAAAAATATCTAAAATCCTCTCTGAACTGATCAGGTAACGGCTGCCATCGTTCCTTTCCCATCTACTTCTTCTTTGGTGGTCTTCCTACCTTACTTCCATAAGTTCCTTTTCCTTTTGGCATGACTAAGCTCTTTTCTTCTTAAATGCTACGACATTCTCTATATCAGGCAACTGTTTCGCTAGTTCCCCAAACGCTGTACCCTCTACTGGCTGTGCACTGATCTGATTATCCTTCAAAAACTGTCTAGCGACATTCACATCAGCAACAGTCATCTCCCCAGATACCAACTTATCCATAAACCACTCCGCTAACCCTGCATGTAAATCCCCTAACACCTCTGTCGTACTCTTTCTAGCCATAACTTTTCAATAATTCTTCCTAATCATACACAGTATTGGCGGGAGTCTCACCCACCACAGGAAGACTCCCTTGTTAGCTCACTGGCAGACCAAGCTAACCTCTCAAATTCTACCCGCCAAAACCCTTGTCACCACTAAGTGTCCATATATGAATAGAAGTTATTCCTTATTCCCCTATAAGATCCCCTCAGATTCCCCCTATTAGGTATCTATTAGATCCCCACAGAACCCAATTTTTATCGGAAAAATGTGAGGGGTTAATCGTTATGTAAGAACTAGCTTCAACCCCCCATGCCTTGTCCAAATTGTGTCCAAATGAGGGGGGAGGGGGTCTAATCCATTGGTATGACTAGGTGGCATAACTGTTCTATAAGCAGTTATGCAAGGCTATCAGGTCGATTTGTAAGCAGTTCTTGGAGTTGATCTGTCTTTTAGTTTGTAACCGCAATGACTAACTAGGCTATTCAAAAAGAATGCAGATCCTATTGACATCTGATTCATTTCTGATTAATATGATTAACGAACCCACCACAATTAGGTTTATGTCTACTCGTTCACGGATCGGAATCCTTAACCAAGATGAATCCATTGAGTCTGTATATCATCACTCGGATGGATACCCAGAATGGCTAGGAGTCTTTCTAAAGAGGAACTATTCAGACACTTCTAAGGTGAGGGAACTAATGGAGTTAGGCGACATCTCATGTATCCATTCAAAGACAGATTGGGACATGAAAGAAGTTGAAGAACCAATCATTAGAACTTTCAATCAAAGAGGTGAGAAGACAATGGCTCAAGAACATGCAGATCTAAATGACTACATTTTCTATGATCCAATTCAGATTGAATATTCTTATCTTTGGAACACTGATCTAAAAGAATGGAAGTGCTACAAGGCAGAGTTCGATTACGACTGGAACATTCCAAAGGCTCCAACAGTAGTTGATATTCCTAAGACTTCCAGATTCTTTGACTAATTCGTTTAAGCGAGCGACCAGGTGCAAACCCTGGTCTAGTCATTCCCTCAACTGAGGGAAGCCCACCACAAAGAGGTTTTATGACCACTTACAAGATTGTTCGTTACTACAAAGACCGTCCAACATGGGAGCCTGTAGACCGTAGAGGATACGGAGGCTTAACACTTGAGCAAGCACAAAAGCATTGCTCGCATGATGAAACAAGTTCTTCAACTTGTATTACTCCAGCCAACAGGCAACACACTGCTATTCATGGGCCTTGGTTTGACGGTTACACAGAAGAATGATGGACAATTATTGCAATTACATAGAGCTAGGCTACACCATGCTAAACGAGCTATCTCGAATAGGTGGAGAGGATTACTACGACTCTATTGCATATCTTGAAGACTTTGAATTTCTTAATCCTCAATGATTCTCTCTCTCTGTCCTACGGGACAGACTGAGGGACTCACCCTCAACAAATCCCACCGCTTTATTTCTATGAATTGGTTCGATGGTAGAGATAGCACTAGGCAATTACCTAGCGAGTGCATTGCAGATTGTTCTGGTAGTGGTGACGCTACTGAAAATGTAGAGTTCTGGGTTAAACATCTTAATTTCGATGGGCCTAAAGATTTATTCAAAGAACATCTACAAGAATATGGAGCATGGACTGACGAGCAATTAGAAGACCATGAAGAAAACAAGCTCAGAGTTTTATGGACATGGGCTTGTGATTGTTCGGAACAACCTGGTGACTATGACTATCTTCACTTAGGAATTTGATTCTCTCTCTCTGCCCTAACTATTGGGCAGACTGAGGGACTCACCCTCACAAATCCCACCATTTAATTTATTTATCGTGGCTAGAACTACTATTGCGACACTGACTGAAGACAAAGAAAGACTTCAAGCTCAGGTAGCAGAGTTAACACCAGCAAAAGAACAGCTAGACAGTCTATGGATTGTGCTTGCTGTCGTATTCACACTCGGAGTTCTTTTCTAATGGGAGATATTATTTTCGCTTTCGGTGATTCCTCTAAGGAAGTCAAGCTGGAAGATATTAATTCTGTCGAAGACGTTGCTTCCAATATGAAGGAAGTAATGAAAGAAGAACTACGCCAGGAAGAAATTAATCATCCTGAGACTGTGTATCAGCGTGCATTTATCCCTGGTTGGGATGATTAGGCAGGCTATCGGGACAGCGTTAGGTTTAAGTATCTACGCTGTCCTTTTTTTATTGCTGGCTAACAGTCCAGCAGTACAAGAACCATCACGAGGTAACGAATGGGGCCAACTGAATCAACCAAGAAGATCACATGCACTGATGGTGAGTGCAAAGTGACTGAATACTTTGAACCAATGAGGAAGTATTCACGGACTGGCTTCGATGGCAAGCTAGTCAAGTGCCCTCATTGCGAGGCAACTCATCGGGTCTATCACCTGAGAGATAAGACAATGACTTGCCCAACGTGCAAGACATCCAGTGATAAGTATCAGTGGATGATTGAGCGTGAAGTTATTTATTCCAGCTACTAACTACCGAGGGATAACAGTGCGGAGTCTCAGTTGAGCAGGCGTGTCAACCCTCGACCAACCCAAATGTTTTTCTATTGCAATCCAATGGCAACTAAAAGATCCGACAAGAATCAACTCAACATCAGATTAGATGATGAGTCGATGGCATTACTTGATGCACATCGCAGCTATACGGAAGCACAGCTTAAGTTTAGGCTTACTGCTGAAGAGTGGGAGGCACACTTTGGTAATGGATTATCAAGAGTGTATGTCGCCAAGACTGTACTCGTTAAAGCTCTAAAGGATCTCAATGTTTCTTATGAGCAATCAGTCAACAATGAAACTACGGAACCTATTGATGTGGTAGCCAATGACGACTCCTATTAATGATGTGATTGGTATCCAAACTAGGACTACCATTCAAAACTCTGCCCTTCTCACTCATCTGAGTGAGCTTAAGGGTATGAGTATGTCAGGTGTATGTCGTTACGTCCTCGAAGACTGGCTTGATAAGCACTACGAGGAACAACGCATTGCTTTGGAAGCAAAGCAAGCAGCTAATAGAGAACTGCTTGAGAGGTTACGTGGAAAATGATGTACTGATTTTTGAAAGTAAGATGATCTCTAATAGCGTGGATAACTCACGCTATGTAGAGAATCAACTACAAACTAAGAAGATCCAGTCTCGCTCCAGATGGGGTGAGACTTTATCTTCTAAGGGATATGGACTTATCAAAGATCACATTGAATACATAAAGAAAGAGTCTGAGTCTGGACGTGCTGGCGTTGCTTGGTCAAGACTCAAACCTTTACGGACTCTTCCCACTGAAACGATAGCAGCTACAGCTATTCGGACAATCATTGATACTCTTACTCTCAACCCTACCTTTCATACTGTCGGACAAGAGATAGCAGACAGGCTATGGATTGAGGCCATGCTTGAGAGATTAAACAAGGATGAGTTAGCCAGATACAACAGGAGCAGACAGCGTAAACGACATAAGATCAAAGGCTTGCAACACATGACAAACACTGTCCAATGGACAGCCAAGGAACGCATGGCAATAGGTGGGCTGCTTATCTATATCGTTGAGAAAGAGACAGGGTTTATCAAGGTAGAAAGAGATGACCTGCCACATAAGAAACGTAGGATTATTAAGCCAACTGCTGAGTGCATGAAGTGGATCGAAGAAGTTAAAGACAAGCAAGGCTTACTAATCCCTCACTATCTACCAACCATTGCACCAGGTGTACCGTTTAACTCTGACCTGATCGGTGGATACCATGACCCACGCTTACAGATACCCTTAGTTAAATCGAACAACGAAGTAGTAGCTCAGCACTTGAAAGGTGATGAGCCATGCAAGAAAGCACCAGAAATATTTAGTGATGTTGGTTGGACTATCAATGAGTGGATACTAGAGCAGGCTATTAGTGCAAGAGATAATGGCTGGTCTATTGGTGTAGTGCAACAAGAGCCAGTGATACCGCCTTACCCTAAAGGTAAAGATGATGACAGCCCTGAAGTATTAGCGTGGAGAAAGACAGCTAAGAAGCAGCACATACTAGAAGAAAAGACAAGGAACTCACGCATTGGACTGGCTTGGTTACTACATATAGCTAGTGAATTAAAAGAACAAGATGAACTGTTCATGCCCTGCCAACTGGACAGTCGAGGAAGGATTTATTACAGGCCACCATACCTAAACCCACAAGGCAATGATCTAAGTCGGGCACTCTTACAGTTCTCTTACTACAACTACATGCAGACAGATGAGCATGTGAACTGGTTGCGTGTGCATGGTGCAAATGTATATGGACTAGGCAAGTCGGATTGGCAGACAAGAATTGATTGGGTTACTGAGCATGAGCAACTCATCCTTGCAGCAGGCAATGACCCTTGGTTAAGCCCTAACTTCTGGACTAGAGCAGAGAAACCGTGGAGTTTCTTAGCTTTTTGTCGTACCTATTACGAGTGGAAACAAGAGGGGCCAACCTATAAGTGCAGGCATCCCATCATCATGGACTGCACCTGTTCAGGTGTGCAGAATTTCGCTGGCTTACTCAGGTCACAAGAGATGGCAGAGCAGGTGAACCTTACGCAATCCGACAAACCACAAGATATATATGCAGCAGTCGTTGGCAAAATAAATGAAAGGCTAAGGGTATATAAGTGTAGCGACAGTAAGAAATGGTTGATGCTACAACCTGATCGCAGTCTTACCAAGGCAGCAGTGATGACTATCCCATACGCTGCTACATACACAGCCTTCTATAAGTATGCGTATCAGTGGGCAATACAAAGAGCTAAAGATTTATATGGCAATAGCTGTTGGCTAAACAAACCTGGATCAATGAGTACCGTTCACTTCATGGCACGCATACTGCATGAAGAGTCAGCACGAATGATACAACCAGCAGTGCAGGCAATGAAATGGTTTAAGTCTGTCGGTACTAAAGCTGGTAAGTGTAACGTACCTTTACGATGGACAACACCATCAGGATTATTAGTACATCAGCAATACAATAGTACGAAAGATAACAGGGTTAGACTTAAGTATTTGTCGGACATTTACTTAGACATTAGGGTACAAGAAGACTGTCCTACACTGAATACTATTAAGATGGGTAACAGTTTAACTGCAAACATACTGCACTCATTTGATTCTTCTTTAATGTCATTATGTACATTGAAATCACGAGGTAAAAATGTTATAAATATAGGTGGGATACATGATGCTTTCATCACTGACCCAACCTCAATGAGTGTCGTTAGAGATGCAGCTAAAGAATCTTTCGTTGAGATATACAAAGATGACTGGCTAACCAAGATCAAAGACACACTCAAGGCACAACTGCCTGTCGAAACACAAGTGGATCTACCTTCTGAACCACAGCTAGGTAACTTCGATCCAACCTCAACTCTGAACTCAAACTATTTCATTACTTAATCACATGGACTTTATTGATCTCAAACCAATTCAACTGACCACACCTGAAGACACAAGACTTACTTACTCATGGTTAGTCGAAGCAGACAACAAGTATCCTCCTGCTAGATGGCAGTCAACACTTGTTATTCCTAATAGCCCAAGGGCTGTTGAGATAGGGGAACAGTTAGATACTTACAACTTAAACTTCAAGAAGGCATTGAAGGCTGCCTTCCCTGATAAGAAGAAGGATGACTACAAGTGGAATGAACTTCCTTGGAAATGGGAAGACCACGAAGAATTAAAACTTAAAAATGCTTTGATCCTCAAGTGCAACAAGAAGACACACAACCAAGAAGGAACACCCAAAGCACCACCAATTATTTTTGATAGCAGTCAGAAAGAACCACTAAATGATGAGCAGAAAAAGAAATATATAAAGATTGGCCCAGGTACTACAGCACAAGTAGCTTTGTATGTCAGTCAGTACAACTTAGGTGTCGGTACTGGTATTAGGCTCACACCTGCGGCTGTCAACATCAAGAACTTTATACCTTTCGGAAGCCAAGCTAATACAGCAGAGGACTGGGGATTCACAGTTGATGCACCACAACAAGGGTCAGGAACCCCATCAACAAATGACTTCGACTTCTAATAAATACAGAAGCAAGTTCGAAGCTTCAATCGCTGCTAACTTACATGCAAAAAATGTTGCGTTCACCTACGAATCAATACGACTGGACTACACCCTCGAAGGGACGTATGTACCCGATTTCATTTTACCTTCGGGCATTATGGTCGAGGCGAAAGGCCACTTGCGTACGGAAGATAGACGCAAACTACGTGCAGTTAAGACGCAACATCCCCATTTAGATATACGCCTCTGCTTTCAGAACGCTAACGAAAAGATTAGCAGGAAGAAAAATAGTATGCGGTACTACGAGTGGTGTGACCGCAATGGTTTCAAGTGGTGTCACAAGGTAATACCTACTGATTGGTATGGATAAAGAAATCAGATGGATAAAGGGCAGACTCTACCGAGAGGAGTGCCCTGGTAACTGGGAGCCGTATGATCCTGACGCACCTCCTGATACAGAGAGAGTGCAGAACATAAAGAAACGCAGGGCTGAACTTCAGACCATGCTTGACCACATAAGAAAAGCTACCAATGACTTACAGAACAACAGGGAGTGACCTTACTTATAAATATAGAGTTCGTGTCCTCACTCCTAGAAATGAGAAGTTCGATGAGTACATCATCGCAGCTACTAAAGAGAGAGCTAAGCAAGCACTACTAGATAAGTATGGCAAGGATCATAAGGCTCTCGTCTTAGATCAGGAGCCAGGCAGTGTCTTCAAGTAAGGAAGTAAGCAGAGGGCCATGCCCTAACTGCGACACAAGAAAGGGAATGATCCTCTTTTCGGATGGTCATTCCCATTGCTTCTCCTGTGATTTTCAAATACAACCTGCAACTCAGAAGAAAGAAAAGTCAATGCCAATAACTAGATCAACAAGCAAGCTACTTACTACTACCATTGCACCTAACAAAGAATGGCGTGGCATCACTGTCGAAACACTGAAGTTCTTTAGTTATTGCAAGGCGTTCTTCAAAGAGCAACCAGTACATGTAGCTACCTATAACGATCAGCAAGGGCTGCCATCTGCACAGCACCTACGCTTTCAAGATAAAAAATTTATCTGGTTAGCTAATGATGGGATAGGGAACTTACAACTCTGGGGTCAGAGCAAGTGGCGACAGAACCACGGCAGAGAATCCAATGTGTTCTGTGTTATTACAGAAGGTGAAGTTGATTGCATGTCAACATCCCAGATACAAGGCAACAAGTTCCCTGTCGTATCACTCCCTTCAGGTACGCAGTCAGTTAAGAAAGCAATAGGTGCAAACCTTAAGTGGCTGAGTCAATTTGCATGGGTAGTCATCTGCTTTGACAACGATGAGCCAGGGCAAAAGGCAGCACAACAAGCACTTGAGCTACTACCTGCTGGCAAGGCTGCTATCTGTCGCATACCTGATCCATACAAGGATGCCAACGACATGCTCGTTGATGGTAAAGGTGCAGAGTTAAAAGATCTCTTATGGAAGGCAGTACCTAGTAGACCTGACTCTATTAAAGAAGCATCAACCTTATGGGATGTACTAATAGAACCTAATGCCAAGGCTATTGTTCACTTACCCTGGACTCAACTGAACGAGAAGTGTAAAGGTTTTCGTTCTAATGAGATGTGGTGTATAGCAGCAGGCTCAGGTACTGGTAAGTCCACAGTATGCAGGGAACTGGCCTATCACTTCCTATCTCAAGGGTTAAAGGTAGGTTATATAGCTTTGGAAGAAAGTCTCAAGCGTAGCTTGCAAGGAATTGTAGGGGTTGCACTTAACAAGCCTTTGCATTTAGATGAAGGTGTCGAGATCCCCATCATCAAGTCGGCTTTTGATTCCCTCTTAGGATCAGGCCGACTTTTTTTATACGACCACTTTGGCAGTTGTAATCCCGACACCCTCATAGAAAAGATTACATACCTCGCAACCGTTGAAGAAGTTGATGTTGTAATACTTGACCATCTAACCATCGTTGTCTCAGGGATTGCAGACCTAGATGAGAGAAGGGCTTTGGATGTTACGTGTACCAAGCTGAGACAGTGCGTTGAATCTACTGGTATAGGTTTAATAATTGTGTCGCACCTCCGTAGACCTGAAGGCAAGGGACATGAAGAGGGAGTGAAGGTATCACTCAATCATTTGAGAGGTAGCCACAGCATTGCTCAACTAAGTGACATGGTAATTAGCTGCTCCAGAAACCAACAAGGTGACGCTGGTGAACGTAGCCAGTTGCAGCTAGGCGTTTTGAAGAACCGCTTTAGTGGCTCAACAGGGGATGCAGACACCCTGCTCTATGACGAGAAGACTGGTCGCCTAGTACAACAAACAAACTTCTTCCAATGACACTACTAATAGATGCTGACATGCTTGTTTACACGGCATGTTGCAGTTCAGAATTTGATTGCAAATTCAACGAGTACCAGCATGTGCTTTTATCAGATGAATGTGCTGCCTTGGATTACATAGCTGCAAAGCTAGAAGAATATCAGTCCATCACTGGTGATAGAGGCAAGATCATCATGTGTTTCTCTGACTATCCCACCTTTAGGCATGAAGTATATAGCCAGTACAAAGCTAATCGAATAGGCAAGCGTAAACCCTTGGCATTTAAAGATGTAGCTGAAGCAGTGAGAAGGTATCACGATGTCGCTACCTATCCCAACCTTGAAGCTGATGATGTGATGAGTCTCCTTGCAACAGAGGAGGTGCACCCCACTCGTGTCATAGTCTCAGGTGATAAAGATATGAGGTCAACACCCTGCATCCTTCTGAGGAATGGAGATCTTGAAACCATTTCTGAAAAGAGGGCAGATAGAAACTGGATGGTGCAAGTTTTATGTGGTGATAGGTGCGACAACATACCTGGGTTGGTAGGTGTCGGCCCAAAAACTGCTGAAAAAATTTTAGGAGATTCCGAAACCCTTTCTGATATGTGGGACAAGGTGATAGGTGCTTACGAGAAGAGGAAACTTACATACAAATCAGCATTACTTTCAGCACGACTCACTAGAATCTTGAGACATGGCGAGTACAATTTACATAAGCAAGAAGTAAAACTCTGGAACCCACCACATGATTGACGAAGAACTTTGGCCTGAGATTCCTGAAACATTAATCAGGAAACTAGAAGAGATCTACCCTGATAGATGTCCATCAATAGAGGCAAGTGACCGAGAGATCTGGAGGTACGGTGGACAGGTGGAGCTAGTAAGAATGTTGCGATCTGTATATAATGAGCAAAACAATGTCGAACAGTAATGGCTACAGCAAGCGAAGCTGTTGATGCAGCATATCAACAATATCTAGGCAGAACTGCTGGTGCTACAGGTAAGGCTTACTGGGTACAGACTTGGGAAGACGATTATCAAAAAGCTATAGATGCAGGCAAAACCCCAGCCCAAGCTGAAGCTGCTGCCACTGCTAATACTAATAAACATCTTGCAGCGAGTACAGAAGGTAAGGTTTACGATAAAACTGGAATAGCTAAGACAGCTTTCGAAGGTACGGCAGCATACAACACTGTTGATGACACTGCTAATTGGTACACCGCTGGTGTTACTACAGCAGATGATCCTAATGAATTCGCAAGTGGCATGAGAGATGAGGACTGGGCTACCAAGCTAAGTTCATCAAACCTAGAAAACTATACGCAAGGTTTAAATAAAATGTATGGACAATTACAAGGTAATACTTTAGGACAAGAAGGACTTGAGTGGTGGGGATATCAAAAGACTCAAGCTATTGACCATTACATGAGTGATGCTGGTGGTAATTATTCTTTTGATACAGCTAGCAAGCTTGCAGATTTCAGCATAAGTGAAGATATAAAAGCAAACACAGGACACCAAAACTATAAGAAGTTTGGATCGATAGGTTATGGCAACCCACTACTAATCAAGACCAGTACTGATCCTTCAGGAGATATCCTTACAGAAAAGAAATGGTTAACTCTTGATCCATCAACAAATTTAAATCCAACTGGTACAAAGATTGCTACGCAATATCAGATAGATGCAGACGGTGAATTTATATTGGATGATGCTGGAAATAAAATAGCGACAGGCAATACAGCAACACCTTACTCATGGTCGTACGTGCAGGATGCAACAGCACCTGGAGGATACAAGATAACACCAACACCTTTCTTTAATAGCGTAGAAGATTCAACTGTAGGGCATGACTATCACATGGCTCACTACAACGTGGATGGTAAAAAAACTTTTGAGATTCCAAGTGGTGTCCAAAACATAAACCCCAGCTTGCTTACATCTACTGGCTCCGACAAATTAGACATCGCAACTTGGGCTGAAACTCCTGATGGTAAAGCAGCTATTGCTAACAATCAGTTTGGTATTAAGAACAAAGGGTTCAACGTAGTAGATGGAAAGCTTTCATGGCAAGATGATGGAATAGATCACAGCACAACTGATAGCAACCTTGGACTAGCACCTGGACAGCAGGTTCCTATTAACTGGGGAGGAGGATATGTAACAGATTTATCAGGAGGGCCAGTCGTTAAAAAATATGTACCACCAGTTCCACAACAAACAGGTGGAGCAGGTGCAGGTAATACAATTATTAATTTAGACCAGCCTCAAAAAAGTACAACAGCAGCAGATAAAGCAACCAAACAAGAAGACTTAGGTATGTATTCAGGTCAAGGAAAGAAAGGTTTTAGTACACTCAAGTACAAGCCAACAGGCAACATCAGTACACTTGGAATAGTCTCATAGTAATATCAAGCTATCATTAAGTAACTACAGAGATTAGCTATGTGTGGTGGTGGTGGATCTTCAGGGCCGTCTGAAGAAGACAAAAAGAAAGCAGATGAAAAACATGCAGAGAACATTGCTCTACAGAAAGAGCAGATGGAAGAACAGAAGCGACAGTTTGAATTAACTAGAGCAGATAACCAAGCTAGATACAGAGAACAAAAAGCACAAGCAAAAGCTGCACCACCTCCACCACCAGAGAAGACAGCAGGAGAAGCAGCACCAGCACTAGATTCTAAAAGGTGGGCTAAAGGTGGTGGCAAGAAACAATACACAAACCCACCAGTTAAACAAGCAGCAGCAACCAGGTCGTCAGCACATGCGGCTAAGAGTCTTTACATCCCTACATAAATGGACTTAAGCATTGACCCTATTGATCTAGCACCAGGGAAAGGAGCTAAAGATAAGAAGGAAGGTACTACCCTTGCTGGTAGATACGACCAACTAAAAACTAACCGTGATCCTTTCCTTCAAAGAGCTAGAGATTGTGCAAAGGTAACTAACCCTGCTGCCTGCCCTGACTCCAACATGGGAGATCATGGAAAACTCAAGACACCTTGGCAATCAACAGGTGCAATGGGTGTTAGTAACTTACAAAATAAATTAAACCTAACTCTCTTTCCTCCTAACACTCCCTTCTTCAAGCTAGAGATTGACAGCCTTGCATTAAGGATAGAAGAGCAAGGGCCAGAGATTAAGACAGAACTCGACACAGCATTAGTAAAGGTAGAGCAAGCTGTGATGACTGAGCTAGAAACTATGAGTGCAAGAGCATCACTTGCTCAGGCATTTCAACAGTTGCTAGTTACAGGTAACGTCCTTCTCTATGTACAAGAAGACAGGATCAGGACTATACATTTACAAAACTATTGTGTCGTTCGTGATCCAATGGATCATGTGACTGAGATCTTAGTAGAAGAAGAAGTATATCCTGAAGCATTGCCAGATGGATTCCTCCCTGACCAAGAGAAGGAAGACGAGAAGTTAGGCCCAGTCAAGAAGACAGTAAAGATACATACATGTGTTAAGACTGAGAACGGTATCACTCGCTGGTATCAGGAGTGTAAAGGTAAGGAGATTCCTAACACATACGGCATGTGTCCAATGGATTGCAGTCCTTGGATTGTGTTGAGGTATGAGCGTATTGAAAGTGGAGAAGAGTACGGAAGAAGTCATGTCGAGAAATACTACGGTGACTTGACTGCACTTGAATCTTTGTATCAAGCATCAATCGAAGCGGCCAGTGCGGCTTCAAAAATTTTATTCTTAGTCAATCCCAATGGAACCACTAGACCACGTACTCTCAGCAGTGCAGCGAATGGTGCAATAGTCCAAGGTAATGCTGCTGATGTAACTGTCGTTCAAGCACAGAAGCAGGCCGATCTACAAATAACAATGAGTATGATCGAGCGTATAGAGCAGAGACTTGAGTTTGCTTTCCTGCTTAATCAAGCAGTACAACGACCAGGTGAAAGAGTTACAGCAGAAGAAATAAAATATATGGCTCAGAGTTTGGAAGCCACAATCGGAGCCTTCTACTCAATACTTACTCAAGAACTACAGCTACCACTGGTACGCAGGTTGATCTATATGTTACAGAAGAAAGGCAAACTACCTGAGTTCCCTAATAGTCAGGAGACAGGTGAACCTTTAGTACAGCCAAGAGCAGTGACAGGTCTTGAAGGTATAGGTAGAGGTGATGATATGAATAAGTTAACTGAGTTCTTATCTATTACTCAGCAGGTACTAGGCCCAGAGATAGCACAACAGTATGTAAATTACGAAGAAGCACTGCGAAGATTGGCAGCTAGTGCTTCAATAGATACGACAAACTTAGTTAAAACAAGTCAGCAACTACAGCAAGAAGCTGCTGCTGCACAAGCTCAACAGCAACAACAGCAGCAAGAGATGCAGATGATGGAAGCAATGAAGTCCTCTGCTATGGCTAAAGTTGCAGACAACTACACTAAACCAGGTTCACCTTATGGCCCCCAATTCTCAGGAAACTCCGAAACAGGAGCAGCAGGAAGCATCCCTAACACCGTCCCCGATCTCGGGGCAGCAGCCGAAGGACTCCCCAGTGGCCCAGTCTCAGGAGGAGAAACCTAGAGAGTTAGCTACTATTAAAGAAGAGAAGCCAGTTGCTAAGAAGAAGAAAGATAAAGAGCCGCAAGTTACTAAAGATGGCGAACGGCACATCACTATCAAATAACAAACTTTCACCCATCACATCCAATGCCAGAAGCAATTACTATTTCCGAACCAGAGACAGGTGCGTTATCTCCTGAACAGGAGGCAGATGCAAAAGATCAAGCACTTGTAAATGAATCAGAACAGAATGGGCCAGTTAAATTTGCTGGTAAGTATGAGTCTGTTGAAGAGCTAGAGAAAGGATACGCAGAACTTCAGAAGAAGTTAAGTGGTCAAGAAGAAACGACAGAAGAAGTATCTGAATCGAAGGAAGAAGCAGCACCTGCCAACGCTTCAGAAATCTATGGTGAATACATAGGTAGTCGCCTTGATGAAGCTGGTGTTGACTATCAAGGGATGAATACTAAATGGCAAGAGACAGGCAAGCTAGATGATGACGACTACACAGCATTAGAAGGTGCTGGCTTTAGTAAAGATATGGTTGAAGCATACCTAGATGGTGTGCAGTACAGAGCAGAGCAGGACTCACAACTTGCAGCTAAAGAAGTAGCAGCAATTAAGAATGAGTTCGGAGGTGAGCAGGTCTACAACGATATGATTACATGGGCTGCTGGAAACCTAGACAAAGCAGAGGTTGATGCATTTAATAACATGCTTAAGACCAGCAACCCACATCAAATAAGGATTGCTGTCGCTGGTATTCAAGCTGCCTATATGAACAACGCACCAAGAGAACCCAAGCTTGTCGGAGGTAGAACGCCTAGAGCGAATACCACTAAGTTTGAATCAACAGCACAGTTAGTAGCTGCTATGAATGATGAACGATATGCAACTGATCCAGCGTATAGACAAGAGGTACAAGAAAAACTTAGTCGCTCAAAAGTGTTGTAAGGGGTATTATATAAACAACCTAAACATTCTCGTATAAACAACGGCCCCTTGCGAGGGATACCCTGCGTTGAAGAGATAGTGAAGGGCAACCTTTCTTTCTTTTTTCCGTGGCTAACTTTACTAGCTCACGGCTAGGTCTTGTAAACAATACAGGAACTAGCTATGACGCTCTGTTTCTTAAGACCTTTAGTGGTGAAGTACTAAGTGCTTTCCGCAAGGCAACCGTGTTCGAGTCATTACACACTGTACGCACAATCAAGTCTGGTAAATCTGCTCAGTTCCCTATCATTGGATTAAGCAGCACAGCCTACCATACACCTGGTACACAGCTTACAGGTAATGCTATTAAGCACGCTGAAGCTGTTATCAACATCGATGACAAGCTCGTATCAAACGTATTCGTTGCTGACATTGATGAGGCTAAGAACCATTATGACGTTCGTAGCCAGTACACCACAGAAATGGGTAACGCATTAGCGTACACATTTGATAAGAACGTAGCAGCTACTATCTGCCAAGCAGCAAGAACAGCTACTAACTTCAACACTGACCTACCTGGTGGTACTCGTATCAAGATTGTTGCTTCTAGTAAAGCAGCTATCACAGGGGCACAACTAGTTAGTGCTATGTGGTCAGCAGCAGAGCAGATGGATATAGATAATATTCCAGAGGACGGAAGATACTTAGCTCTTGGCCCAACTGAGTACTACAAAATTGCTCAGACAACAGACGTACTCAACAGAGACTGGGGTGGTTCTGGAGCATACGCAGATGGAACAGTCTTAAAGGTTGCTGGTATCAGCATCGTTAAGTCTAACCACTTGCCAACTACAAACCGTTCTCAAGTAACTGGTGAGAACAACACATACCATGCTGACTACACAGACAGCGTTGGACTTGTGTTTAACAAGCAGGCTGTTGGTACTGTTAAGTTGATGGATCTGAAGATGGAACAAACTGGTTCCGATGTACATGCATTATGGCAAGGTACATTCATGGTCGGATCTATGGCTCATGGTACTGGCGTACTTCGTCCAGACTGTGCTATCGAAATATACACAGCAACCAGCTAATTACCGTGGGGGCTATATGCCCCCTCTTTTCTTATGGGTCTTAACCTCACATCAGAACTAGAAGCAGTCAACAAAGTATTAAGGATGATGGGTGAAGCACCTGTTAACTCCTTGGCTGGTCAGTTCGGTCTTGCAAAACAAGCAAACGATACACTTAAAGAAACAAGCAGAACAATCCAATCAGAAGGGTGGTCGTTTAATACTGACTACGAGAGAACTCTGACTCGTACTGCTGGTACTAATGAAATTGAATTGAGTTCAGATATAAGCAGAGTGAAGATTGATCCTTATGAATACCCAGATAATGAGGTAGTACAAAGAGGATTAAAGTTATACGACAGAAGAAAGAATACTTCAGTCTTTGAAGAAGATTTAATAGCAGATGTAACGTACTTCCTAGAGTGGACTGACCTACCTGAACACGCTCGTCAATACATAATGACAAAGGCAGGTCGCACACTACAAGAACAGATACTAGGTAGTGCAGAACTAAGTCAGATTAATATCACAGCAGAAGCAGAAGCAAGAGCACAGTTCTTAGAAGAAGAAACTAATGCAGGAGATCACAATATGATTAGAGGTAATCCTAATCACACAGGAGTATTTCAGACTTACCAGCCAAGTCGTACTGTTCTTAGATAGTCATGCCTTTAATTACTTCTTCTATCCCTAACCTCATTAATGGAGTTAGCCAACAGCCGCCTGCTTTGAGGTTGGCATCACAAGCAGAAGAAGTTGTCAATTGTATGTCGAGTCCAGTTGAAGGACTAAAGAAAAGACCACCATTAAACAATGTCGCTCGCTTGTTTATTGAGGACAAGTCAACAGTCCGACCATTTGTTCACATGGTTTCGAGGACTAATGATATTAACTACATCATCATCATTCAAGATGGTGCAATCAAGGTAGCAAACCTAGACGGAACACTTATAACTCCTGCAACACCAGATGGAGTTAGCTATCTAAATGTGACTGGTCATCCTTCAGAGATGTTCAGGGTTGCATCTATTGCTGACTACACATTCATTGTTAACAAAGAGAAGGAAGTGGCTATGTCCACCGACTTGTCACCAACAACAATCACTGATGTAACAGCAATGGTGTTTATTAAGGTTGCAAATTATGACACCGAGTACAGCGTTACGTTAGGCGGTGTAACTAAATCCTATACAACACCTCCTGCTGGTGGAGAACAGATTGAATGTTCTTACTCTCAGGCAGCTAATAGTTCTGCGGTCATAGTTAGTGCAACAGATCATGGAATGGTTAGTGGTGATAAGTTTAAGATTAGTTTTGGTACTGCATCTGGTGGAATAGCAGGTACTTATGAAGTAGATTCTTCCACTACAGACCAATTCACCTACACAGCAGGGACACAAAATGATGCAAGTATTAATACTGGTAATTGCACAGTCGTACCTCAGATAAAACTATCAACAGTCACGATTGCAGATAAATTAGCTCAACAATTACATTCAATAGGTGGATACACGGTTGACAATGACGATTACATAATTCACATCAAGAAGAATGATGGAAGTGATTACACAGTAACAGGTAAAGATGATAAAACAGGAGAAGGATTGAAGGTAATTAAAGGTGTTGTCGATGACCTAGACGACTTACCCATCAAGGCTTATGACGGTTTTATTGTTAAAGTACAAGGTTCTCAAGCTACTAGGTATGACGATTACTACGTTAAGTTTGTAGTTAATGCAGACTTTCCTCCCACCTACTCCAGTGATGCTACAGATATTTACGGTGATGGAGTATGGAAAGAGACAGTAGCCCCAGGTATTACATATAGATTTGACGAGGCAACAATGCCTCATGTATTAGTTAGAAATTCAGATGGCAGTTTTACTTTTCAGAAATACTTAAAGGGAGAAAAGAGTGCTACCTATGCACAATCAGGAACAACAATTACTGTCACTAAAACAGATCATGGACTAGAAAGTGGAGATCTTTTGTTTTTTAGACCTGGAGGTTCACCTTCTCCTAATAACCCAGGAGTATTCCCTGTAACTCCTGTCACAAAAGATACGTTTACTTATACACCTGGAACTAATCAAACATTATCTAATCAATCTATTACCTATGGAACTACGTGGTCAGGTCGTATAGCTGGTGATAAGAAGACAGCCTTAGAACCTACCTTTGTAGGCAGGACAATACAAAACTTAAATATGTTTAGGAATAGATTAATAATGCTGTCAGAAGAAAACGTCATCCTTTCTGCCAGTGATGACCACGGAAGATTCTGGCCTGAAACTGTTCAAACTATGGTGGACAGTGATCCAGTAGATCTTGCTTGCGGTGGTAGCTCTATCAATATTCTTTTATCTACTGTCGCCTTTGCTAACACTCTTCTCTTATTTAGTAGGAACGCTCAGTTCAGATTAGATGCAGGACTAAATGTAGGTTCTGCCTTAACGCCTAAGACAGCCACCATCACACAGATGACCTCCTTTGACATGGACATATCTGTTGACCCGATAGCTGTTGGTCGTAATACATACTTCCCTATAACAAAGGGAAATTTTAGTGGACTAAGAGAGTTCTTCCTTCCTGACTCCAGTGGTTCAGTACCTTTATCAGAAGACGTAACAGCCAGCATCCCTAGATATATACCAACAAATCTATGTAGTCTTATCTCTGCTGTGGCAGAAGATGCTGTCGCAATGCTTAGTCTTGACCAACCTAAGAGAATATATATTTATAAGTTCTTCTTTGAAGAAGATACAAAGCTTCAGTCAGCTTGGTCTTATTGGGAAGTTAGCGGTGCAAAGAAAATAATAGGTGCGGCAGTCAAAGGCAGTGATTTGTATGTGCTTACTGAATATGACGAGGATGGAACCTCATCTCAATCAGGAACTTATTTAGAGAAAGTATCACTAAGACCTGAACAAGTAGACCCAGGAACAGAGATAGAAATACTGCTAGATAGAAAAATTACTGAATCAGAAGTTACATCGACAAGTCTTAATAATGCTGGTGCTTTAGGTGTAGAGACTGTCATCACTCTTCCTTACCCTATTAACACTGGGGCAGACATGATTGTAGTAGGAAGATTTGAAGAAGGTAATACTCTCCTGAGACATGGACAAGTTATTGAACCACTCTCTCAAACATCTAATACGATCACAGTCCTTGGAGATTTAAAAACTCAAGTAGGAGGCAAAACGCCACGCTTCTTTATTGGCGAAAGATACACTATGACTTACGAGTTCAGTACTCCATATATAAAAGAACAGCCGCAAGGTGGTGGTGTTGCATTAGCAGCAGGGCCGAAACTACAGATGAGAACTTGGACTGTAATCTTTGATGAGTCGTCAGCTTTTGAGTTAAAGGTTACTCCTGCAAGTAGAGACACAAACACTTATCCCTATAACGGAGTTATCGTTGGTGAAGCTCCTCCACTCATCGGAGATCCTTCAGTTCTTACAGGATCTTTCCGTGTACCTGTGATGACCAGCAATATAGATACTAAGATAGTAATTAGTAGTACGAGTCCATTACCTTGTCGATTCCAATCAGCCGAATGGGAAGGGTTCTATCATACGAGAGCGAAAAGGAAGTAGCTTATCAAAGACGTACAGAGTTAGAAGATATTAGATTTATTGGTAAGAATATGAGAGATGAAGATATAGCTGAGATCAGGGCACAGTCAGGACTAACACCCATCGCTAGTTTGTTCTACTGTTTCTTTAAGAGTAACCCCTGTATGACTATGGTTAGCAGGCATGGACACCCAATGGGTATGTGGGGTGTTGTACCTGAATCAGAGACATCTGGTCGTATATGGATGTTGGGGTGTCAGTCTATGTTGGATGACCCAAGTGACAAGCGTACATTTCTAAGAAGATCTAAAGTAGAACTAGACAAGATTATTCAGGAGTATCCTGTATTATTTAATGTAGTAGATGCTAGAAACAAAGTTCATGTCAGATGGCTTCAATGGATGGGATTTACATTCATTAAAAAGCACTCAGAATATGGGCCAGAGAGTCGTCTGTTTTATGAGTTCGTGAGGATCTAATTATGTGCGGCCCTATTCCGATAGTAATGGGAGTCCTGTCAGCAGGACTTTCAATAATGCAGCAGCAAGCAGCGACTAGAGCACAGAACGCAGCAATAGAATTTGAGAACCAAGTAGCAGAGCAGGAATATCAATACAACACTCTGCAAGCACAATCAGCAAGAAATAACGAAGCACAACAAAAACAATTACAAGATGATGTTATAGCTCAGAACTTTTTCCTTGCTAATAAAGCATACGAAAGTGATATTGCTGCATTGAACTTAAGAATGATGCAAGAACAAGCAGCAGCAGGAGCAGAGAAAAGAAAAACTTCACTTGCTGCATTGCAAGCTAAAGGAGAAATAGTTGCTGCTGGTCGAGTAGGAAATAGTATTCAAAACCTTATTGCTGATGTTCAACGACAACAAGCAGCATTTGATTATGCAACAGATAAGAACTTAGCCTTTACTGGTAAGCAACTGAAAGAACAGAAACGTGGAGCAGGAGTAGAAAGAGCTAGTCGAATTGCAAGTCAACAACCATACTTAGAACGAACGATATTAGATCCTATGAAACCTATAAAACGAAGCAAGGTGAAAGGGCCAGGATTCTTAGGAATATTAAATGCTGGATTAAGTGGAGCACAAGCTGGATTCACTGCTTCTTCTGGTATCAAAGCAGGTGGTGGAGAGGTCAGCCAATGGAATCCTTGGGCTTAAATCATGGGAACTAAATTCACACAAAAAGGTCTTCAATCTCAGAAGAAAGCTTACAGCAATGAATCTACTGGTGCTGTTGGTGGAACCCTTGCAAAAGGATTAGCTATAAACACACCTGGTCTTAATCCTCAAGCTGCACCTGTCGATTCTTTCGTAAGAACAGGTAGACCTAATGCACCTGGGGCTGTTCAGTTAGGTGAGCTTGCAAGACTTCCTGAACCAGCAGAGATTACAGATCTAAAAAATCTTACTCAACAATTAGGACAGTTAAATTCTAATTTACAAAATGCTGCTGCTGGTTTCTTTGCAGACCAAGGACGCAGAGAAGAAGAAGCTGCTTTAAAAGCGAAATCTATTATCGAGCAAACACCTAATGACACAGGTCGTAACCCAGAAGAAACCTTAGCTCAGATTGGTAAAGAGATGATTGTCATCTCAAGTAATCCTGAAAATGATATTAAAGAAAGAAGAGGTGCAGAGAAAGTATTATCTCAGTTACAAAATGATGGAAGATTAAAACGACATATTAATTCAGAACTTAAGAAGCAACAAGTAATCACTAATGCTTCTAATTTAAAGCAAACATTATCTGGCTTATATGTAAAGAATGAGGCAGGTGAAGATGTTCCTTTTAATTCAATATCATCTAGTGATCCAAGATACCTTGAAATAATAAAACCTCGTATCTATGGCGATATTGAATTAAGCCCTAAAGAATATAATGATGTTAGCGGTACAATTACAAACACTCTTGCTAACTACAAAGCAACACATGACAAGAACCATAAAACATATTTAATCAACGAACTCAGGTTATCCCAAGCCACTCGTATTAAAGAGATTGGTAATACTTTAGGTACAAATGGAACATCTTCTGTCGTTGAAAGTGTTATTAACTTACAAACAGTATTAGATGAGACTCGTCTTAAATTACCTGGTCTAAGTACAGAACAAAATAATAAAGTAAGTACAACTTTAATTAGTGATTTAGTTAGTGGATTTATGAGAAATAATAAAGGTGCTAATACAGATGCTTTAGAAGAAGTTCTTTCTAGTTTAATGATTGGGCCAGTAGAAGGTAGAACAAAACAAGTTGAAAACGCAGACGGTAGCGTGAGTACGATAATTAATGAGAAGCAAAGATGGATTAATCAGTTCGGTGGTGAGCCTTGGTTAGAACAACAAATCATTACTGCTAAATATAATCTTGCAGAACTAGATAACAAAGAAGAAAAAGCTTATATTATTACTGAAAAGAACGAAGCTGACGATTCTTTAAGAGATGGAACTGATGAAGATCCTAGTGTCTTAAAACTGATCCAAGAGAAAGATTTCGAGAGAGCAAGAACAAAGTTAGAAGAATTAAAAACAAATTACAGAACTAAAGCTATTGCTAACAATGTCGATTCTTCTGCTATTGCAGAGGTCTTAGATCATTACGATAGTGTCTTTAAAAAGTTTACTAAAGCAGATTCATTTGACATGAATAGTCGAATGACAGAAATCTCAAAGTTATTACCATACGCTGTTACTGTTGCAGACTCTGCAAAGATATTAGAGTTAGTAGATTCACTTGAAGATGAATATGGGTACGATAAAAATGTTGTTGATTTTGGTTTGAAGGTTAGAGAGAAAGTTGCATTTTCAAAGCAGCCACAAGTAAAAGCAAGAATAGACCAATTAAAGAAAATGCTAGGTGATATAGAAAAAGATTGGATGAAATATGGTAAGCAATCTTATTCTGCCGATGGAGAAGATTCGACAGTAGAGAGATCGCAATTTCTTAATGCCTATGCAAATGGTATGGACATAGGAACAGAAATTATTATTAGAAATTTAAAAAACAACACACCAGGAAATATTGAGAAAGAACTTCAAGCAGCAATTACTAGAAGAGCATTAGGTTTAGAGAAAGAAACTGAAAAGAAATGGTCAACAGATCAGGGTGTTGAATTTGAAGGGAACTATGAGAGTTCTTTAGATGATGTATCAGATCAATTCAAATTAGACAGAGCAGATATTGGGCCTAATAATCGACAGAAATTAATTAGATCAGTTCAAAGTTACAAACCTATGTTTGGTGCTGACACTATTAGAGACATGGCAACTAAAGCTTTTGAAGGGAAAATGGATAGGAGACTAAGACGAATCTTAATAGAATCAGGCATGAAGCCAGGTGACTTCTTTGTAGAACAAATGGAGAAGTTCAACGGTTATATCGAATTAAGTAAGCAAGAGAGAGATAATCTTCTAAGATTGAACGAAGTACCGCTTTAAGAGGAAACAGGGATGGGGCAGACAATTATAGATGAAGAGACTAAGATCGAGTCTCAAACATGGTCGGCTCCTGCAAACTTTGAACTACCTACTAAGTTTGAAGATATTCTTACTGACGAATTAACAGACGAAAGAGATACTGAACTTATAAATAATCAGAAAGATACAAATCTAATTCAAGAAAAAGAACAAAGTAACTATGTACCTCCTACACCTGGAGAATATTTAGCTAACCATCCGTTAAAGCCTATGACCGATTGGGCAGGCAATGTTTTGCATACAGCAGGACAAAGAATGGTACAAGAACCTTGGGATTATCTCTCAGGGGATCATTACTGGAATACAAGATTAAACCCTAACGACACTTTTCATAACAATCCATTTAATCTTTCAGGTAAAAAGAATGATCCTTTCTCTGTAGAGAATGATCCTACATGGATAGAAACAGCTTCAGGGGATAAATATTCATTAACAACTGGTAGAAAATGGACTGATTCTTATTTTAAGAATTTAATAAATTTCGAGAAACTATCAGAAGAACAAAAGAATGAACTACTAAATGCTCCTGGTTCAAAGCTAATTCAACATCCAGGGCTAACAAAAGTTCAAAGCAAAGCTAACGAGCTAACAGAATATAATCAAACAGTTTCACCTGAATTAAGGAAAGGCCCAACAGGAGATTTTGGTGTACCTGAGAACAGAAACTTACCTTTTATCAATAAAACTTGGGATAGAAAAGAAGATTTAGAAAACCTTGAAGGAGTAGTAGGTGATTTCTTTGGCTTTGGTATTCCTATTCTTTTAACTGTTGCTGCTCAAAAAAGAGTATCAGCAGGACTTTTACCAAAAGGCAGCACTTTAAGATCTATTTATGATGCTCCAGGTAAGCTTGCACAAGGACTAATAGATAAAGGAGGTTGGTCAACATTTGCAGGTAGAACTTTTAGAGGTACTTACGAAGCACAGGTTGCAAGTTCAATTATTACTAGAGCATTAGATTCAAAACCCTCTGGCAACCCTAATGACAACAATAGAATAAGAAGGGAAAAGGCTCAGATTGAAGATTTATTATTTGGTGCTGCTTTTGGTACAGCAGGAGAATATTTAGGAGCAACAAAGAATTTTATTAGAAATGCAAAGTTACCTTCAGTACCTTTCACTAAAGCAAATCTTGCTAATCGTTATAACCAACTTACTGAAGCTATCGCAGATGCTATTGTTCATAGTCAAAACTTTGACTTAGCAGTTAAACAAGCAGAAGAGGCACAAAGATTAGCAGATGGTGGCCCAGTAAATGTTAAAGAAGTTGTTCCAACTGAAAGGGTTACAGGAAGTAAACCTGTAAGTGAAAGAGGCATCACAGTTAAAAGAATAGAACAAAAAGGAACACAAAAAGAATTAGATAATCAAGTTGTCGAAGCAAATAAACAAGTAGAAATAGCAGATTCTAAATTAGTTAAATCAACAGAACAATTAGCAGAGAAAGCAGAGAATACTAAAACTGAAATTACAGCAAAACAAGACCTTGAAGAAGAAGTAAGAACAGCAGATCAAGATGCCAACTACAACGAATTAACAAAGAAACAACTTCTTGCAAAAATAAAAGAAGTTTATAACAAATTAAGTCCAGAAAAGAAAAAGAAGTTTCTTGCTGACAATGGATTAACTGATGATCCTTTCTTTGCAACAGATGAAGTAGCAAAGCAAACAAGAAAAGGTCGTAAGAAGATAGAACCTGGTACACCTCATCCAACAGATCCTAATAAAGTTAGAGGATATAACAGTAGATGGGTTACTAAAAAACACTTTGATCAAGTTACTGAATCAAAGAAAGGTGGTAATAAAATTAGAAGACAATTCGGCCTACCAGAAGAACGCACTGCTTTTGAGACAAAGCTTGATGAAGCTAACAAATTAATTGAAAATCAAAGGTTACGTGACGAGAAAGGAATAAATAAGATATTCACTGAACAAGGTATTAAGGACTTCTTAGCAGATCTTGATATAGAACAATCAAAGCTTAATAAGAAAATAGGTCAACTTGGGCCAAGTATTGAAGATGCAACAAAACGTGGGAAAAAAGCTGAATTTATAAAAGCAGTGGAAAGAAATCAGGAGATAAGTAGGGAAAGAGATTTAGCTAAAAAACAAAGAAAAAATATAAAAGAAGGAAACAAGGAAGCTGAAAAGACTTTTAAACAAATAGAAGCAGAAGTAGAAGCGGAAGTGAACTCTATGACTGATGCTGAAATTAGAGAAAGCTTGAGACAAGATAATCCAGAACTTGCAAAGTTAATTGATGACCTTGAACGAGTAGACGCTAAGATTGAGAGCAACCTTAAAAAATGGGATGACTTGCTAACTCGTTCTGCGGATGATTTGAAGTTCTTGGATGAAATGATTGATGAAAATAATAAATATATGGATAGCTTAGATGAACAAATATTTGATCCAAAAACAACAATCGAAGACAGACTTAAATTAGAAAGAATGTATGCAAGTGCTGATGCTAATAGACAAGATTTAAAACTAGAAAAGAAATATCAAGCTGAACATCTTACAAATGAAATAGGTACTAAGCCTGAGACTGTCGAAAGCCCTTTAACAGAACGTCCTCTCTTTGATTTTGACATTAAAGGTGCGAAGCCTAGGTGGAGGCAAATGAGTATTGAGTTTGAATCAGATATTGATAGAGCTATTTATATAGTTACTAAAAGACAAAAAGGAAGTGGCCCTGCAAAGTCAAGACCTTTATACATTGAACAGGCTAATAAAGATGCAAGTAGAGCTAATCATAAATATCTAGCTTTCTTATATGAAAATGGTTTTGAAGATAAAGATATTCTCAAACATGCACCAAAAATATATAACAAATTAGCTGATAATTATAGTGCTAATAGTGTTTATGAGTTAAAAGATACTGGTGCTTGGAAAGATGGTAGCGACTTTGATTTTGAAATAGATGAATCAGAATTTTACAATCCAGAAAGAAAACTAGGCGACATAATTAAAGATGTAGATGATAAGTTAACTGATGAATATAAGGCTAGAACAAGTCCTAAAGATCCAGGTGATGCGTTTGATCCTAACAACTTTATTGATGATGAAATAATCTTTGAAGCACCTAAATTACCAATACTACCGAAGAAAGGAATTAAAGGAAAAGCTTATGAGCCAATATTAAAATCAAGAACAAATGCAATCCTTAATAGAGCTTTAGAAGAAGGTATATCCCCTGCTGGTTGGAACAAGATATTAGATGATATGCAGAGAATCTCTGGACTATCAGATACTAATTTCAAAATAATGCCAAAGGCATCAAGAGGGCCAATATCAGCAAGGGCAGCAGCAAATTATGGAATAGAACCAGGCACTATTGTTACAAGAAGAGGTGGCTATGACCCAAGGAAAGATCTAATAATAATGTCGATGATGGTTGATGGAGAATATTTAGAATTTAGTAGGGGTTTACAAACTGCATGGCATGAATCTTTCCACAGATTGCAACACAGATTTCTTTCAAAAGCAGAGAAAGAAATGCTTAAAAAGGCTGCACCAAAGTTAAGAGAAATAGTTAAAGATGGTTTCCCTGAAGTAAGTGGCGATTTTATTAATAAATTAAAAGATCACGAATTACAAGCTTGGGCTTTTGGTGCTTGGTCAAATAAAAATATTAGATCTAAATACGGAAGAGATACAACATGGTCACAACCATTTAAGAAAATAAGAGAAATATTAGAGTCTGTTATTGCAGTACTTAGGTCAGAACATAAGACATGGGATAGTTTATTTGAAGGGGCAAGGAAAGGTGAAATAGCACAACGACAAGCATTAGAAGTTCAAGCTAATGCAAGAAGAATGTCATACGAAATAGATCCTGATGAGTTAGTAAGTGGAATGGGTAAGTATCAAGAAGGTATTGAAAATGGCGATATAACTTTAGACACTGCAATGGAATCTGAAACTAGAAGATTAATTAGTCGTAGCGGTCAAACTGACTTTGTAAGTAGAGATAACACAGCTTTAATTGCAATGAACGCAACAATGGAAGATGCAATAAGAGGAGCGTTTGGAAGCAGAGAAGAAGTAACAAATATGCCAGCATATAAGCTTAGACAAGTATGGGATAAAGCATCAAAACAAGTAGAAGCAGATGGTTTTGACCCTGCTAAAACTATCGAACTATATGAATACGCAAGGAAAAATGATATTCAAGCAATGGATGATATTTACGCTGCTGCTGGAATCCTCTACCACAGAGATTTAAACCTTAAATTAATGGCAGAAGCTGCTGTTGGTTTTAACGGAGCAGATACAGATAAAGGTGCTGCATTGTTTGGTAAGAAATTACTGGCAAGAATGGAAGATCAAATAAAGTTAGATATTGCTTGGACATCTGTTACAAGAAAAACAGGACAGATCTTACGTTTAGCTGCTACACCACATGAAGAAGTCTTAGCATCTTCATTAGCTTCTGGTGTCGAATTAAAAATGACTACCAGCAAGGAAGCTGCTACAGCAGCAACCTCTGGAGGATTTGTACCACAACAAGGATTAATAGGTGAAGGTGTTTACTTCTCTACCAGTTCAACTCCTGGGCCTATAGGTAGTGTGGAACTTTATGGAACTACACCTGAAGATATTTTAATTCTTGATCTTGTCTCTACAAATAAAAGGATTACAGACCTGATTAATGAATTAGGACTAGGTGTAACTAAGAAAACAAAAGACGGTATTCAACTTACACCTCAACAACAAGAAGGAATCAAAGGATGGGCAGCAGAACAAGGATACGGTGGTATTAGATATGGAACAGACTTCACTTTAAATCCAAAGACAGGAGATCAAGTTGTCGTCTTTGATGTGAATACTGCTAATAGAATGATTGATTCAGATGCAGCAGTTCCACCACCTAAGAAAGAAACACCTTCTATAAGAACTCTTTTACAAACAGCATTACAAAAGACAGAAGAAGTTCTAGGTAAAAAGTTACCAAGGAAAGTTAGAAAGTCTATTGAGTCAGGAAACCTAACACCAGAAGCAAAGAAAATACTAGATACACTTGCTGCTATTACTTACTCAATAAAAGATGATGCTGGTGCAAAAAGAGCAATGTCAGATCTTATCGAAAGAGTTCCAGACGGCAAGCTAGACAGTTCAACATGGGCAAATTTATATAGAAATTCCATTTTCCTTAGAATGAGAACATGGATGAAAGTGTTATTCGGTAGTGGATATAGAGCAGCAACACTTCCTATTACTCAAATAGTAGGAGAATTTGGCGATCAATTAAACATGAGTGATGCTCAAATAAAACTTTCACAAAGAAGGCAACATTTGAACCTAATGATATATCCCCAATACATAAGAAATATTCCTTATGGACTAAGGATGATGGTTGCTGCAATGAAACATAATGAGGTATTCGTAAACCTTGGAAGAAGAAAATACGAGAACCTAAGTACAAGAAGTTTTAAAGAAAGACAAGATCAGTTGGAGTTTGATTTTGAAGCAAAAACAAGATTAACAGAGCAGCCACCTGAAGGACATTTCATGTTAGATGAACATGCTAATCCTGTTGCTCACGGGATTTGGCAGATTGCATCAACACTTTCTGGCAGAGCATTAGGAGGATTTGACACCTTTATGGCTGGTGTTACTGGCCCTTCAACAGAATGGGCAAGAATAATGGAGATGGAATTATTTAATGCAGATGTAAAAGGCTTTGAACCTGGTTCTTCTAAAGCATGGGATTGGGCTGCTAATAGAACAGATGAAATATTAAAATCGCACTTCCAAGATATTGATCTTGCTAATGGCGACATTATTAAAAATGGTCGATTAACAGGCAAACATGCAAAGAAAGCAATGGATTGGGTGAACTTTACTGATTCAGTAAAAGTAAAACAAGAAGAAATAAGTTATGAATACGCAGTTAGACAAGCAAGAGAAGAAGGCATAACTGATCCTTTAAAAATAGTAGAAAGAGCAGACTTCTTAATGAAAGAAGAATTAGATCAAGGAAGTCAATTCAGGCAGGCAGTACAAGGAACTCTTAACTTTATTCCAGACGCAGTAAGTAAAGGTCATGGCAGCGACAATCCTTTTATTGCTAACACCGTAGGTATTGCAATTCCTATAATGAGGACTCCTGCAAACTTAACCAAGTCAGTCATAAGAACACTTCCTGGGGCTAACAGAGCAGTTGATAGTTTCTGGAGAGATATACACAGTGAAGATCCGTTTACAAAACATAGAGCATTAGGAGAGGCAGGAGTTGCTTATATGACTCTTGCTTTTGGAGTAATGATTGTAAATAGTGGATATGTCGAAGTAACAGGGCCACCTCCTTTAAGTACAGCAAGAAGAAAAGAATTAGCAGATAAAGGATGGCAAGCGTGGAGTATTCGTTTTAAAAATCCTTGGGCTGGTGATACAGAAGACGAATGGAGTCCTTACTATTCCATAGAAATGTTCGATCAACTTGCAACTATTTTAGGTGCAGTTGGTGCTTACACAGAGAATTACAAAGGATTAAGAGATGAAGATAGAGCATCTTTATTTGGGGCTGGAATGATTGCTCTTCGACAGACAGCACAAGAAATAGGAATTGGTCAATTAATTAAAGGGCCAACAAAAAGTCTTACTGATCTGATGGATTTAATTACAGAATTAGGCAGTACAGAAAGAACAAAAGCAGGTAGCAGACATCCTTTTGAATATTATTTAACTAACAAATTGGCAGGCTACTGGCCTGGTGTTATGGATGAATCTCGTAATGCAGTTGATCCTTATGTGAAACGTATCAATCCAAGTAAACTTCCTATTCCTTTAAATGTTGTCGAGAATGTTGCTAAGACGATTGCAGCTAAGTCAGCAGGACTTTCTGATCTAATTCCTAATCGTTTGCATCCTGTTACAGGTGATCCAATCGTTAGTTACCAGACCCCTGGTAATCAAGGAATAGATAAAGATATGCCTTGGTTAAAGATGCTTAATGCAAATCAACCTTGGGGTGTAACAAAAACAAGATCACTTTCAACTGATCCAGTAGACGAAGAAATGCTACGAGTAAAAGGAAGAGGGGGTACTTTCCAGATCTGGAGCAGAAGAACTTTTGGTTTACCAGATAGAGTATTAGATCAAAATGAATTAAATAGACTAATAGAAATTGGTACGAAAGAAATTAGGATAGATGGACTAACAATGCACGAAGCATTGAAATCTAAACTTACTTCACCTACTTATCAGTCGTTAGATTACGAATCAGTCTCATCTTCAATATCAACATCAAGAGGTATTTCTTTAATGAAAACTATCAAACCTTATGTAGACAAGGCTAAAGAAGCTTTCATCATTGAATATGACACAGGAGTAGGTTCACTTGGATGGGAAATAAAAAATTTCAAATCTGAGAGCGAAAGAAGACAGTATGAGGCAGAATACGGAAAACAATCCAGTATCCAAGACTGGAAGCAATTAGCCCAAGCCTGAACTAAGCCATGAGTTACACAGCATCGTACATAGTAAATTCTTCGTCAGCACAGGGTACTACTGACTTTCAGTTCACCTTCCCTTATATCAAAGAAGAACATATTGAGGTCTACCTTAATTACAGCAAGATCACTCAAGGTTCAGGATCTAACCAATATCAAGTAATAACTAACGTATCTCCTAAACTTATACGACTTAATACAGGTATAGCGTCAGCAAATCTAAGAGTAGAAGTAAGAAGAAACTCATCATTAGGAACTCCTCTTGTCGATTATGCAGATGGTTCAACCCTTACTGCTAATGACTTAGATACAAGTTCTCTGCAAAGTTTATATATAGACCAAGAGCTAAAAGATAATCAAAGCAGAACAGTTGTTGTTGATGAAACCACAGGACTACCTGAGCTTAACAATCAAAAGCTAACCAATGTAGCTGACCCAACAGCAGCACAAGATGCAGCAACTAAAAACTATGTAGATACAAACGATGCTTTAAAGGTTAATAAAGCAGGAGACACCATGTCAGGTGCACTGGCGATGGGGACTAATAAAGTAACAGGAGTAGGCGACCCAACAGCAGCACAAGACGTAGTAACAAAAGCATACTTAGAACGCACTGGTAGTATTACTTCTACTCAAATCTTAGACGGAACAATCGTTAATGCTGATATAAATGCAAGTGCTGCAATTTCAGGGAGCAAAGTACAATTAGCTTCTGGATCTGGCCCAGGTGCTTTATCTACAAGTGATTTTGTCAAGCTAAGTAATATAGAAACAGCAGCTACAGCAGATCAAACTGATGCAGAAATTAGAACCGCTGTGGGTAATGCCACCGATTCCAACGTATTTACTGATGCACTAAAAAATAAATTAGATGGCATCGATACAGGAGCCAAGGACGATCAAACTGCTGCTGAGATAAGAACATTAGTTGAAAATGCTACTGACTCAAATGTATTTACTGATGATGATCACACTAAGTTAAATGGTATAGAAACTGCTGCAACAGCAGATCAAACCGATGCTGAGATTAGAGCAGCAGTAGAAAACGCAACAGATTCAAACGTCTTCACAGATGCTGATCACAGCAAACTTAACGGAATAGAGACAGCAGCTACAGCAGATCAAACAGCAAGCGAGATCAAAACATTACTTCAATCTGACAAACTAACTAGCTCTGAAATAGCAACAGGGGCATTAGACGGAAGGTATTACACAGAAACAGAAGTAGACGCTAATTTCTATAAATTAGGAAGTGTTGGTGAAATTCAATCTGGTGAAACTTGGTCTGCTGCTGATAATAAGATTGCAACAACAGCAGCTATAGATGCTCGGATCACTGATCTTGTCGATGATGTAGGTGGTTTTGTTCCAATAGCAAATGAAACATCATTCCCTACTGCAAACCCAGATATAAATAATGGTGCTGGTACTTTAGTTAGCATCAAAGAATTTGCTTCTTCTCATACTCCCTCTGGTGGAAGCGTTACTATTGCAAACGGAGCAGGCAGTGGAAACACCGTAACGATCACAGGATGCGGATCAACAGTACTAGCTGCTGGTTTTGGTGGAATTGTCGAAACAACATCTACTCTTCATACTTATACATTCCATCGTTTATCTCCTAAAGCAACTGAAATAACAACTGTTGCTGGCTCAATATCTAATATCAATACTGTTGGCGGGTCTATAACTAATGTAAATACGGTAGCTGGTAATAATTCCAATATTACAACTGTTGCTGGTGTGTCTAGCAATGTTACAACTGTCGCTGGAATATCAGCCAACGTCACAACTGTTGCTGGAATAGCAGCAAATATTACAACTGTTGCTGGTGTATCTAGCGACGTAACAGCAGTAGCAGGTAAAGCAACTGAAGTAGGAAGACTAGGTACTGCTGACGCTGTTGCTGACTTAAATACGCTAGGAACTACAGCAATAGTTAGCGACTTAGATACATGTGCAACCAATATTTCTAATATAAATACTGTCGGAGGTTCAATCTCTAACGTAAATACTGTTGCTTCAAACATGAGCACAGTTAACGATTTTGCTGACAGGTATCGTGTTGCTAGTAGTGCTCCAAGCAGTAATAACGATGAAGGAGATCTTTATTTCGATACGACTTCAAATGAATTAAGAGTTTATAACGGATCAACTTGGCAAGGTGGAGTCACAGCGACAGGGAACTTAGCAGGACTAGGTGCTAACACCTTTACAGGAGTACAAACATTTGTTTCTACTCAGACCTTTGACGGAAGAGATGTATCTGCTGACGGAACAAAACTAGATGGTATTGAAGCTAATGCGACTGCTGATCAAACAGCAGCAGAAATTAGAACACTTGTAGATAATGCTAGTGATTGCAATGTTTTTACTGACGCAAATAATACGAAATTAAATGGTATTGAGACTGGTGCAACTGCTGATCAGACTGACGCAGAAATTAGAACAGCAGTAGAAAACGCAACAGATTCAAATGTCTTTACCGATGCTGATCATACTAAGTTAAACGGTATTGAAGCGGGTGCAACTGCTGATCAGACTGCTACAGAGATAAGAGCAGCAGTGGAGGCTGGAGATCTTAGCTCTCTATCTGTTGATGGTGATGTCACATTCGCTGGAGATTCTAATAAGGACATGGTATGGGACAAGTCAGATGGTGCTCTTGAATTAGCTACTGGTGCAAACATCACTCTTGCAGATTCAAATATTATCCGATTTGTAAATGGATCTTCAGGGACTAGCGGTGGAAATGAAGGAATTATGTTTGGAGCCTCTGGATCAGAACTATTAAAAATATTTAACTGGGGTTCTACAGGATCTAGTGCTAAATCTCGTTTTGAAAGTGGTACTGCACAAGGATTTGAATTTAAAGGTGCAGCTTTTAATGTCAGAAACAATGTCCCAAATGACATTATTTATTCTGATGGAGCTTATGTAAAACTTTATTTTAGCGATGGAACAAACTCAGCAGAAAAACTTGCAACAAGCAGTGCAGGTGTAAGTGTAACAGGCACTTGTACTGCAACTACATTCAGCGGATCAGGTGCAAGTTTGACAAGCTTACCTGCTGGTCAATTGACTGGCACAGTTGCTGATGCAAGATTATCTACCGTATCCTCATCAAAATTAAGTGGTGCTTTGCCTGCACTTGATGGTTCTGCCCTAACTGGAATACAGGCAGGAGCAACAGGAGGAGGAAACGATGCTATCTTCCATGAGAACGAACATACAGTCACAACAAACTACACAATCAGTTCTGGTAAAAATGCTGTATCAGCGGGTGATATATCAATCAACAATAATATTTCAGTTACAGTCCCTGCAAACAGATCATGGGTAGTGCTTTAAGCTATAACTAAGCTAAACTACCAACAAAACAGATCATGTCATGGCTTACGGAAATTTAAAAGTAAATAATCTGGTCTATGACACAGGATCAGGTGATGTTACTAGGGCTGTTAATTCATTAGCCCCAACTGCTTCACCTACCTTTACAGGTGGTGCTGACTTCAACGGAATTCTAACAGAAAACGTAGTCATAACAGCAGGTAAGTTATCAGACAACACAACAATAAACGTAGAAAACGGCAATGTCTTTTTATTTAAGACAACAGAAACAACGACTTGTACTCCTAACCTTAGATATAACTCTTCAAATACTCTTTCTTCAAAGATGAGTGTTGGAGATTGTGTCACGGTCACAATTATTACAACTGCTGCTGCTGCTGGTTATTCAGCCCACATAACTATTGACGGTGATGCTATTACAGAAAACTGGGTAGGTGGTGCTGCTCCCTCTGGTGGAGGAAGTTCTGGTAAAGATATTTATTCTTTCACAATTATAAAAATAGCTAGTACTGGAACTGGTAATAATGATTTTACTGTTATCGGAAACCTTATCCAGACTTCGTAAATGAAAGATCAACATAAAAAAGAAGCTCCTCTTACTGGTCTTGTTGGCGGTGGCGGTGGCCCTGTTGGTAACTGTAATTTTTATTCACCCCCACCTTCAGGACAAACAACTATTACTGCTCATGGATCGGGCACATGGACTGCACCAGAAGGAGTAACTTCTGTCTCAGTTGTTTGTGTAGGTGGTGGTGGTACTGGTGACTACGCAGGTGGAGGTGGCGGTGGCTTGGGATACAAAAACAATATCTCAGTCACACCTGGTCAAAGTTATAACCTTTATGTAGCTAACTCCAACTCAAGCAGCAACAACGCAGGACAAGATACTTGGTTCATACAGCAAAACAGTAATTCATACTGCACTGGAAAAGGTGGCGGTGCTGGTCATGGTGGTACTGGTGGTGGTGGAACAGGTGGCGGCTATTACGGAGATGGAGGCGGTAATGGCGGTAATGGCGGTACTAATGGTCATAACGCAACTGGTTCTGGTGGTGGTGGAGCAGGTGGATATTCAGGTAATGGTGGAAATGGTGGTAATGCTGGTTGTTGCTGGAGTTTCAATGCTGGTAGTGATGGATCAGGTGGCGGTGGCGGTGGCGGTGGCGGTGGCTGGACTCAAAGTATTGGAGGAGGAGGAGGAGTTGGTCTTAACGGACAAGGCTCAAACGGATCTGGTGGTGCTGGTGCGGCTGCCCCTGGTGGTTTTGGAGTAGGTGGAGCAGGTGGATCAGGTGGTAATCAAGGGCAAAGTGGTAACGGCACTGGTGGCGATGGTGATTATGGTGGTTCTGGTCGAGGAGCTAGTTCAGCAGGTCAGGGTGGTATAAGAATTATTTGGCCTGGAACAGGAAGACAATTCCCATCCACTAGAACTGCGGATGAATAATGATTAGTATTATAAAAAACAACTAAGTACAACTATTTCTTAAAACAATGGCTATTGAATGGACTATTTTCGGATTAGAAAGAAAACCTACTGAAGGAAGTCTTTCTGACGTATGCACAAAAGCTCATTGGGCTGCTATTGACAGAGACAGCGGAAAAATTAGCTACAAATTCGGAGAAACAACTTTAAATGCTCCTGACAGTTCTTCTTTCGTAGCTTTTAATTCATTAACAAATGATACTGTTTCTAGTTGGGTTAAAACTTTACTAGGAACTACTGAAGTTAATTCAATAGAAAATGGATTAACAACTAAAACGACTAATCAGAAAGATTCATCTATAGTTGAAGAAATACCTTGGGCTGGATAAATATGAAAGTAATCGCAATCACTTCTCTCGCTCTTAACGTATTAGTTATCGGCACAGGTGCAGGTCTTTACTTTAATAGAGGAAAGATCATTGACATGGCACTAGATAAAGTAAAAGGTGAAATCCCTTCATTGGTAAAAGGATCAATCCCTTCCCTTCCAAATAAAACAGGATTACCTAGTATGCCTCGTTTCTAAGTTTGGATGAAATACCAGATATTAAAGTCGATAATATTTTTATCCCTAGTAATTTTATCGACAGAGTTTCTACGAACATTCCCAATGTTCAACCCATAACTCTTACATTAGAGCAGCCTAATTTAATATTTGAAATCCCTGGTTGCGTTGAAGCACATCCAGATTCAGGCAGCAATAAAAAGTTAAAAACAGATGACGACAGAGGAGTTCAGGTGTACTGTGACGCAGGGATGCCCTCATATAATCCTGTCGATTACAGGCCAGAGGATATAGAGCCAACTCCCAAAGCCACCACACCAAAAATTAATCCTGCTAAACAAGAAGAAAAGAAAGAACAATCCACTTCAACGACAGACAACAATAACCCGCCACCAAAAAATCCTTTAGTTCCTAAAATCCTGCCTTGCCCTAGACCTGACGATTTACCTGTAGGAGCAATCGGGAAATACGGAACAAAAATAATTCGGGGGTATGAACGAGATGGAAATCAATGCAAAGTCCTATACGAGGAAAGAGGTGTACTGGAGGTTGTTAACACTTACACTCCACCACCAACGACATTACTTAATACAAGTGCGATAGCTGTTACTTCAGTTATCGGTGTAACTGTATTGGGTCAACCAATAGCAAAGATGCTCCAGAAGCAAATGAAGGGGCAAGTCAAAAAGATTTCTAAGAAAATCACAAAGAAACTTCTTGCTATTCGGGGGAAGAAACCGAAGGTGTTGTCACTTCGTGAACGCCAAGCGGAGCAGAGGGGTCTGAAGAAATA